GAGAAAGCGCGCCGCCATTTGCAGCGAGACGCCGTTCGGCCGCTTGGTCTTGCCCTTGCGCCAGGCGTAGAGCGTCGAGGTCGACAATCCGCTTTCATTGGCTTTGTCCCATATGCTGCGCGTGTCACGATCGAGCAGCGCTTTGAGTTCGGCATAGATCGGGTCGACGTCGGGGCGTTCGGGACGATGCGGCGACCATAGCCGCACGGGCGGCCGTTTCTTCAAAGCCGATCCCCGAGCACCATCACGATCTTTTGCAATGTGTGCGCCTCGTCGAGCGCGCGCGTGAGCTGGCTTTCTAGGTCGGCAATGCGGGTGCGCAGCTTGGCGAGCGTGTCGGTGCCCGTGTCGTCGGGCGTGGCAACGGGCACGAGCTGCGCGGCGGTCGCGCCGGCTTGCTTCGGCTTTCGCGTCTCGGGGCGATGCTTGCCCTTTTTGCCGTCGGCCCGGGCGAGAATGTCGAGCGCGTGCTGATCGGTGGAGTTTGGCGGGTTGTTCGGCGTTTCGAAGCCGTTGGCGAAGCGATAGGCGCGCACGTAATTGTCAAGCTGCGACGGCGAAACGCTCAGGTGTTCGGCGCATTGCTGGCGGCCCATGTCGGTTTCGTGGAAGAATTTGCCCCATTCAAGCTTTTGTTGCGGCGTGATGATTCGCCGTTCGATCGGTGTCGTTGGCATATCCATTTGTCGTTCCCTTGCAGTTGACCCCTAGTCGAGCCCCAGGCGCCGCCGGTTTTCCCGGTCGGTTTTCCGCTTGTGGCAATCGCCGTTCAAATGGCGAAGATTGTCGATCCCATCGCCGCCGCCGTCCCAAAGGGGCGTGTCGTGGTCAAATTCCTCGGCTGGCAGCGGCGCGCCCGAATGCCGGCAATCGGCGCATTCGCACAAGCCGCCCGAGCGCTTGGCGACTTGTCGCTTGAGCTTGGCGAGCGCGTGCCCGCGAAGGCGCTGCGTCCCCGAAACCGTCAAGACGCGTGCCGTTGCGAGCGAGGCGCGCGCGACGCGCGGGCCGAGCATCACGAGGCGCGGCGCCTTGGTCATTTGGGCGGCAGCTCGCCGAGCGCTTCCAATTTCTTCTGATAGTCGAACAGCCGCGCGCAAGCGATGCCGAGCCAAATCATTATGAGTTCGTTTGGCGCCTCGGTGTTGACCAGCTCCCAAATCTCTTGCGCGATTTCGCGCCCGTCGAGCGTCACGGGGTCGGGTTCGAATGCCATCAATGCGCCTTTCGTCATTTCGCCGGGAAGTGTTCTAGCGCGGCGTAGGTCATGGCCGCGAGCTGCGCGACGGCGTCGGGCCCGTCGATTTTCGCCAGCGCGAGCAGGCTTGGCAGGCCGGTTTGCACCGATTCCATCACTTCGGCGCGCGTCGCCTCGCGCGCCTGGCAAAACCATTGCGTCGCCGATGGCTCGCCGAGTTCGAACAGCCCTTCGCGGTTGCGGTGCCAATTGCGGCACGTCCAAAGCAAAGTGACGCCCGGGTTGCGTTCCAGCATGACGCCGGGCGTGCCGTTCTCGTGCTCGGGCAAGCCGCGATCGTTGCGCACGGCGCGCGGCTCGGTCAGAAACGGGCAGGCTTGGGCGGCGAAGCGCGCACAATCCAGATGCGACGGCGGTTCGGACGAAATGCGATTGACCGCGCACATCGGCCCGATGACGAAGGTTGAAAGCCGGGCGAGCTTGCGCCCGCATATCCAGCAAAGCCGTTCCTTGGCGTGAAGCGCGACCGTCGCGGCGTGAACGACGCGAAAGTCGCGTTTGCCGTCAAGCCAGCCGACAAAGGCCGGAATCGGGAAGCCGCGCGGGTCGACGGGCAAGCGCCGGATTTGCGACGGGGCATCGGGAAATCGGTTTGGTATCTTGTCGCGCATACATCGCCTTTGCGCTTGCTCGATTTCGTACTTGATATCAGCTATCGCGTAGATGATATCAAGTAAAGACCAATCCAGGGAAATACCGATATGCGCAGCTTGAATGACTTGATGATATCACCTAGTTCCGCGCCCATGGGCAGGCCCCGGATCAATCGCGAACAAACGCCCGCGCGATTTCCCAATGGAACATTGGCGCGGATCGATGCCGCGCTAAACGACGGCGAAAAGCGTGCCGATTTTATCCGCAAGGCCGTCGAGCGCGAGCTAGCGCAGCGCGAAAAGCCCGAACCCAGCCCCTAGAAATGCGCGAGCCCGAGCTGCGCGACCAGCCATAACAGCGCGATCACGACAACGCCGATTTGCAGGATTCGCATGGCGGTCGGATCGAGCGGCAAGAGCTGCAAGAGGTAGAGCAGCAACGCGAGCACGAGGATTGCGATAATCAGCGTGATGATCATTGCGGTTCGCTCCCTTTCATCGCCGGCCGGTGCCGCCGACAAACGGTGTTCATCAGGCCGGCATTTCGAGGCGCGCAAGGCGTTGTTCCTGCGCGGCGAGCATGAACAAAATGAGCTGATCGGTGCGCAGCGAATAGCGTTCGCCGGGCGGGATCGCGATCACGTTGCCCTCGGCGTCGAAGCCCTCGCTTTCGCCCCATTCGTCAAAGCAGAAAAACCCATAGCGCGCCGCGTCGAGCCCGTGCCGTTTCAGGACTTCGGCGACGGTTTGCGCGCGAATGCCGACGTGCAAGCGCGCGGCTTCGCCTTTGTCCTCCAGCGCCGTGAGCCATTGGAAAATGCCGATTTCGCGCACGAGGTCGCGCGCGGCCGCCAATTCCTCGGCCGTGAGCGGCCCGCGCCAGCGCTTTTCGCGCGCATCCGACGTGTTGATTGAGCCATTGCTCGCAAACAGCGTGCCCCAGCGCGCGGCGCCCGCGCCGAGGTTCATGCCGCTATCGGCTTCGGGGCGCAGGCTGGGGCCGCTTACATTGTACGGATCGAAACTGAAACCGCCGGGGGCAATCGTCGCGAATCCGTCGGTCGTGCCCTGGCAGGCAAATCGGCCCATCGTTGTGCCGGCACTCGTATTGAACCAGCGGAAGCCGCGATTGCTCGCCGTCAACCAATTGTAAACGCCACTATCGGCGATTTGCGCCACAACCGGGCAATTCTGGAAATAGGCTTTGCCCGTCGTGTCGATAATAAACGTGTTTGTCCCATTGGCGCCGAGATAGAGCCCGCCCGCGCCGGCCGCGACTTGCAAATAGCCGTTGCTGCCATCGTGCCACATTTGCAGCTTGCTCGCGTTCATCGCGAAAACGCCGTCGCTCCTGACGCGCGCGCGCGACGTGCCGTTCGTCCAAAATTCGATATCGGCGACGCCCTCGGTCATCACGCGCAAGGCGCCCAAGCCGACTTGGCGCAATTCGAGCGTGCCGTTGACGCCGGCATTGCGCACAAGCCGCGCCTCGTAATCGGTCGCCGCGCCCGAGCCGTGCAAGTCGAGATTGGCGGCGCCATCGGCCGCGCGCAATTGGCCGATTTCGAGCGTCGCGAGCCCGGCGCCGACGCCGGTTCCAAGCGACAGGTTGCCGGTCATGCTGTCGCCGGTTTTTTGGACAAAATTGGACGCGTCGAAGGTGCCGGGCACTTTCGACCAGACGCCGGCATCGTTGAGCACGAGCAAATCGCCCTGGACGACCGACGTTCCGGCGACCGGCGCGCCCCATGCGGCGTTGACGACGCCGCCCGGCGAGCACGACCAGGCATCGCCGGCAACGCTCCCGGCGGGCGGCGGCACGGTCGGGTCGGCGGTGCCCTTAAATTTCATCACAGGCGGCAAGGTGAGCAGCGAGCTTGCCAACTTGCCGTCGGCGCCCAGGCGCGGCCAGCGATTTGCCGCCGCCGCGCCGCCAACGGTGAAGGTTTGGCTTTGCTGGACATAGCGGGCATCGGCCGCCGTCTGATCGAGCGGGCCCGACAGATAGGGCGCGGCGCTATAGGCTGAGACGCCGTCGCCGACCTTGGCGCGCACAACGCCGGGTGCAACGTGTTCGATCGCCAATTCACCGTCGCCGAGAACGAGATCATTGGCCGCCCAATCGGACGTCGCGCCGGCTATCTGGCGCATTCTCGCGAGGGTGTCGGTCATGGTGCAGCACTCCTAAAAGCGGGATCGACCTAATACGCTGACGGAAATTCCGGGGTGCCCGCCAAAATCCAGTCGGGCGAAGGCGCGGCGGGGGTGCCCGCGAGCACGCGATCGGGCGTCGACGGCGCGCCCGGTTGCCCGCCAACAATCCAGCCGGCGAGCCCGATGGGCGGCGCGGCCGCGTGCGCGTCGTTCGACAGCTCGGCGGCGACGCCGACCGCGAGCCAATCCCAGCCATCGCTGGCAATGTCGAGGTCGCTGGCGAAGCGCAGCGTTTCGTAGCGCAGATTTGCCGGGTCGGGGGGTTCGCCCGCGTACATCGTCGAAACCGGGCAATGGAAAAACGTATAGGCGTAAGTGTTTATCCATTGTTGCCAAAGGAACAGTTCTTCGACGCGCATATGAAACGACAGCGCCAGCATATGCGGCATGATGTCGTAGATGCGGCGTTGCCGGGCGTTGCCGGCGGCAAATTCGCTGCGCAACAGACCCATGTCGACTTTATACGAATAGGGCGCGCGGTCGGGCACGGCGAAATCGACCGGATAGACGGCGAGGCCGTCGTTGAACGGCGGCGGAACGAGGATCGGCGCGCGCGGCAAGGCCGCTTGCAACGGGGCGAACGGGCTCGGGCGCATCATATCGGCACTCCCAGCCAAGGCAGCGTCGAGGCGAACACGGCCGGGTCATAGGTCAGCGCTTCGATCGCGACGCTTGCGCCGCCGCGATGCTCGACATTGGCAATCGTGAAGTCGGCGACCTGTTCAATCGCGGTGCCGAGCGCGTAATGCGTCGCTTCCTGCGCGCCCGTGCCGAACAGCGTGAACGGCGGCAAGGCGGCGAGCACGAGTTCGAAGGGGGTCGCGCCGGGCGTGATCGCGATCGGGTCCGACGGCGCGCCGCGTTCATTGCGCAGCACGACGAAATAGCCGCCCTCGGGGGCCGTCCAGTCGATGGCCGCATCGAGTGTCAGCACGGGCAAGGCAACCCGGCTCACGACGCCCGTGCGGGCCCAGCGGGGCAATTGCGTGGCAATGGCGATGCGATCCCCCAGGCGCGGGATCAAGCCTTCAAGCTCGGTTTCGAATGTCGCGGTCTTGCGCAAGGTGCTGCGTTTTTGCCAGAGTAGCCGCGCGAACCCGAGGGCTTGCGTGTCGTCGGTGCAGCCGAACAGTTGCACGGGATCGGGATCGAGCGCGGCGGCGGGCCACGTCGCATAAATCGCATTCCATGTCGACGGGTCGCGATATTCGACGCGCACGCCGTCGGGATCGCCGGGCTTGTCGAATGAATAGCCGATCGCGAGCGTGCCCGTTTTCATGTTGGCGTCGGAAAACAGTTGCGTGCGCAGCGCCTTGGTTCCGTCCTGCGCGACGCTCATCACCTGGCCCAAGGGAAGCGGCGCGGCGGCGGCCGTTTGCATGACGATGTTGAGCGCTTCCCAAATCGTCGAGCGCTGCGCGAACCCCCCGTCGAAAAACGCTTGCCCGCCCCAATGCGCTTGCAGCCGCGCGAGTTCGGCGAGGTCGATTTCGGAGAGCGGCCGGCGGGCGCCGTAGATCGTGTTCGAATAGATGTCGACGAACGCGTCGGCGGGATCGCGCGTCGCCCTGGCGGCGCCGCTCCCGAGCGCGGGCAGGCGGCGGGTGACGTCGACCGAAATGCGCGAGCTGGCGTTGCTGGCAATGCCGTTGGTCGCGCGAATGCGCAGAGCGAGCAGCGTCGTTTGCCCGTAAACCAGCCCGGGCGCGTTCACGAGCCGGAATTTGAGCGCCGACCAAACGAAATTGCTTTGCGCGCGGCCCGACGGCGGCGGCGGCGAGGTTTGCACGACTTGGACGCGATAGCGGCCCGGCGGCACGTCAACCGCGAAAGTCACGCGCACGGGCGTTGTCGTCGCGCGCTGAATCGTAAACGCCGCGCTTGTCCAGTCGCCGAGCGCGGCGCCCGTGTCATCGATCGGCTGGTATTGGATTTCGAGGTTCGCCGTCATGTTCGAAATCGCGCCGGTCGATTGGTTGATGTCATAGAGCCCTTGCGCAAACACGAAATCGCACATGATGCGGTCGCCGGTCGTGCCCGGTTTCGAGGTGATGAACGGGCCCGCCGAATGCGGCGTCGACGTGCTCGTATAAAAAACCAGGGTGATGCCGACCGCGCTCGTGTCCTCGGTCTGGATGGTGTTTTCGAATACCATCAGCGTGTAGTTCGCCGCGCCGCCCGCATAGGCGGAAACCGTGTAAGTCCGGTCGTTTTTCGTCGAGCCCGTGACTTGCACCCAATCGAATTGCGCGGGCGCCTGTTGCGGCAGGCCGGTGATGCGGTTCGGGGCCTGGAACTTGATCCCGGTGCCGCCCGTCGTGAAGGTTTGGCCGCCCGCCGTCGGCCCGGTCGAAAATTCCTGGTCGGCGACTTCGGGCGAGGACACGACGTTTTCCATAACGCCCGTTGCGGCTTCGATGCGGCCCATCGTCTGCGCGTGGTCGGCCGCGCCGAATTGCCAGGTCGCGACCGCGTCGCTTTCGAGCGCGGAAACCGGGGTTTCGCCGACGCGCACGGCGTTGATGTCATAATCGCCCCAGCCGATGCAGAGGATTTGCGCCAGATACTGATTGTTGCCGTCGAAATAGCTGTAGGGCTGCGACGCGTAGTCGGGAGTCGTGACCATCCGGCCATAAAGCGCGGGCACGGGATCGCCGAGCCGGGCCGCGTTCTGCGCGCCGGAAATCGAATAGATCGGATCGGGCCCGGGCACGTCCTGCGCGGTCGGGCCCTTGGGCCGCCCGAAAATCAGATTGAAAATCAGCGAGGTCGCCGCGCCGATCGCCGCGCCGATGATTGCCTGAACGATCAGCGCGCCCAAGGCGAGATGCGCGCCCGGGTGAACGACGATCGTGATAACGTCGCCGGGCTCGGTGATGAAATCGGCGTCGGCGACTTCGACGTCGCGGCCATTGCGCGCGAGCGAAATCGCGCCGCCGAAGCCCTTGGGATAGTGGAGCGTCAGCCATTTGATGAAGCGGTCGCCGGGCTTGGTTTCGCGCAGAATGCGGCTCGCCGGATCGAGCGGATTGCGCAGGATCGCGATTGTTACGGGCTCGGGCGTCACAGGCTCGGGCGTCACGGGCTCGGGAGCGGGCGCGCGCCGGGCGGGCTTCCTCATGCTGCCGCGCTTTCCTCGGGCGCATAGCGCCCGAATTCATGCCCGGGATAGGCGAGCGCGAAATGCGCGAGCGGTTGCCAGATGACGCCCGGGCCCTCGGCCGCGTGGACGACGCCGCCGCGCCAGAAAATGCCGACGTGCGCAGGCCGGCCGGCGGGCACGGCGAGCACGATGCAGCCGGGCTCGGGCTCGTCAAGGGTTTGCCAGTGACTTTCGCGCTCGGCGGCAAAGGTGCGCAGCATCCAGCCGCGATTGTGCGCGCCCTTGATCCAGTCGGGCAATTGGATGCCCGCGACGTCGGCATGCCAACGCCAGACCAGGCCCCAGCAATCGACGCCGGCCGTCGTGCGGCCGTCCCAGGCGAACGGCGCGCCAATCCAGGCGTTGACAAATTCGTCGCCGGTCATGGCGCGCGGGGTTCTCATCGATCAAGCCCGGGGAATTGCCCGGTTTCATAGCGCACGCTCGGAAACGGGCGATTCAGGACATCGGTGCGGCTCGCGGTCGCTTCGACGCGGGTTGCGGTGGCGCTGATGTCGGAAATCGACAGCGCAATCGGATCGCTTGCCGGCGCGGTCAGGTCGAAATTGGTGAAACTGCGATAGACCGCGCTGATGCGTTGCGTCGGGTCGCCGGCCGCGCGTTCGAGTTCGGCGATGATTTCGCGGTCGACGTTGTCGATGACGAGCGCCAGATCCTGTTGTCCGCCCGAATTGGCGCCGGGCAATTTCGCCGAGAACGGCAGGCAAACGAAAGCGACGGCGACGCCGGTTTCGAGCTGGGCGGTGAACGGCAGCGGGGCGTTGGTGATGAACCAGCTTTGCGAAAACAGCGGGTGGCGCAATTCGAGGGTTTCGAAAATCGTCTCACCGGCGGGCGCGCTCGCGTAAATGCGTTGCAAGGCGAGGCTGATCGTCATCCGTAGGCCCCCGCATAGCGCCCGACTTTGTAAGTGCCCTCCAGCGCCGCCGAAACCGGGTTGCCGCCGCGCCGGATGTCGTCGGCGATTTGCCGCCGCATCACGTCGATTTGCACGCCCTGCGGGGTTTGCGTCACGCCGACGTCGGCGCCCGCGTAATTGTTGACGACGACTTTTGGCGCGACCGCGCCGACGCCCATGTTGCCCGAGCTGTCGCGCCGCAAGGGCGCGATCATTTCGGGGCCCGCTTCGCCGGCAATGCCGATGCCGCCGCCCGCCGCGAACATCGTCGGCGCGCCGATCACGCCGCCGGCCGCGAGACCGGGAATCTTGACATTCGCGGCAGCGTCGGAAAGCGAGCCGAAATTGACTTGGCTTGGGCCCGTCGGAAACAGGCCCGACAGCAATTGCGTGGCGAATTTTTCCAGCGCGAGCTTTGCCAGTTGCGAAATGATCGTCGCGACCATCCGGCGCACGGCCGTGCCCAGGCTTTCGGTGTGCTCGATAATCGATTGCGTCGCCTCGCCGGCCGCGTCGGCGACAAAGCCCCAGGTGTCCTTGAGCTTTTGCAGCGCGTCGGCGTGTTGCTGGATCGCCAATTGGTTCGCTTTGTAGGCGTCCGAATTTTCGTAAAGCTTTTGCGTTTGGTCGTCATAGCGCTGATTCAAATTTTTCATTTCGAGCGCGAACGCCTGGTCGGTCAGATTGCTGTTCTTTTTCAGCTCCACCAATTTGGCCGAATCCGCCAGGTATTGCCGGAGCGGGTCGGCGGCGTTGTTCAAGGTGTCGGCCGCTTTGTTCCAGGCGTCGATTTGGTTGATCGTGACCTTAACCGAATCCTCGGTCGCGTTTTCGTAAAGCTTCAACGCCTCGGTCAATTGCTTCATATAGTCGCGGTATGTCGTGTCGACGGGCGTTTTGACTTTCTTCGCCTTAGGCGTCTTGCCGAGCGTCGATAGGTCGACGTCGCCGCCCTCGGTGCCGCCCGTGCCCAATCCCTCGGCGGCCGCGCCCTTGGCCTTGGCGTAGGCGGCGACGACGCGATTTGACGCCGCCGTCGCGACGTCGGCGGTCGCGTTGAACCGCGACGACGCGGCTTCAGCGAAGCTGGACGCCGCCTGGTAGTAGCTTTCGGCTTGTTCGGGTTGAAAGCGCAGGCTCGCGGCAAAGCCCTTTTCGGCGTCGTTGACCGCGCGAATGATGTCGTTGAGCGAGGCGCGCAGATTTTCGAGCGCGGCGACGGCGCCGGCCGCATATTTGGCGATGTCAATCAGGGTATCGCCGATCTTTTCGCCGACCGTGTGAAAGTCCGTGCCCGCCTTGGCGCTATCGATCAAGCTCGCCGCGATCGCGGTCAAGGCGGGCGCCATGCCGGCGACGATTTTCTCGGTCACGCCGGCAATCGCCGCGCTCATCAGCTTCATTTCGTCGGCGAAATCCTTGGCCGCTTTGACGTCCTGGTCGGTCAGCGCGATTCCGAGTTCGCCGAATTGCTTGGCAATTTCCGCGAGCAAGGGCCCGGCTTCGTTCAGCATCGGAATCAATTGGGCGCCGGCTTTGCCAAATTCCTGCACGGCAAGCGCGGTCTTTTGCGCGCCGTCGGGCATTTTCTCGAATTGCGCGGACAGCTTGGCGAAAGCTTCTGAAACCGGGGTGCCGGCTTCAATCCCGAGGTCGCGCAAATATTTGGTCGCCGGGCCCGCCTTGCCCGAAAGGTCGGCCATGTTCTTGGACAAGATCACGAGCGCTTTGTTCAAGCTTTCGGCATTGGTGCCCGTGAGGTTGGCGGCGACATTGAGTTGCTGCAGATCCTTGGCCGAGACGCCGACCTTTTGCGCGGACAGCGCCAATTGCTCCATGGATTCGACGGCGCCCTTGATCCTTTCGACGATTTGCTCGGCGCCAAAGCCGGCGAGCAATTCCTTGCCCAGGTCCTTGAACGTCTCGCCGACCTTGGCGCCCATTTCTTCGAGCGCTTTGAGCGACGACGCGCTTTCCACGGCCGCGCCGCGCATTTTTTGCAGCTCGGCCGTCATGCGCTGCACTTCGGTGTCGCCGACGGCTTTCAACACCAATTCAACGATGCGGCGTTCGTTGGCGCTAGGCACGAGCGGGCCCCCTAAGCGGCAGGCGCGGCGACGCGGCGCGCGAGCCAGGCGGCATCAAGCGAAAAGATCGCGTCGCAGGCCCAATCGGGCAGGCGATAGCGGTCGACATAGGCCCAAATCGCGGTAGCCGGGATCGGCCCGACGCCGCCCATGCCAAAGGCGCGGCACGTCGACAGCTCAAAAAACATTTGCGCGAGCCAGTCGGCGCCGAACGTCGCGGGGCGGCGGTGTTCGTCGCGAAGGCGGCCCGAGCGCGCAAGGAAATCATAGGATTGTTCTCGCCCGGTCCAGTCAGCTTGCCAGCCGAGAAGGCTTTCGATTTTTTTTTGTCGTCGCCGCCGCCTCGTCGTCCTCGGCTTCGGCCAGCTCGCTTGCCAGTTCGAACAAGGCGTCGAGCGCCGGGCGATAGTCGCCCGCGAGAATTTCCTTGGTCATGCCCGGCGGCATTTCCAGCACGCAATGATCGAGAAACGCCGAATGCCGCGCTTCCTGCCAGGCGAAGAAATCGACGCGCGAGAGGTCGGGCTTGAAATCGTCGCCGAACGTCATGGCGACCGCGCGTTGCTGCGCGGTTTGAAATTCGCGGTTGTAGCGGCTCGGCAGGCGCACGCGGAATTTTTCGCCCGGCGCCTCGGGCAATTCGAGTTCGACGCCCTCGCGCACCGAGGCGGGCAAGCGATAATGATCGAGGCTCATGCGGGGGTTCCTTTCACCAATAATAGACGCGCAGCGCCGAAGCGCCGCGCCTTTACCAATAATAGACGCGCAGCGCCGAAGCGCCGCTTGGGCCGACCTTGCCGATGCCCGAGGCGGTAATCATCACGGGCACGTTTTGCCCGGTCACGGCGGGATCGGGGAAAGCGAGCTGCGCGGCGGTCAGTTCGAAGGCATAGCCGCCGGCATCGTTGGAGACGGCGAACAGCATGCCGACGGCGGCCGCTTCCAGCTTGCCCGGCATGAACGCGTCGTAGGCGGCATCGGCGAGGTAGATCGTCGCTTCCAGGGTAATGTGTGCGGTGCCGGGATTGTAGCGCGTCGGCGCCGCGCTCCCGAGGCAGTTTTGCGGGGTGTTGCCGTTGTCGAGCGTGATTTTTAGGCTTTCGATGCAATAGGACGTCGGCGCGCCGTCGACCGTGACGAGGCCCATGTCGATCGAGGCGTTCAAGACGTTCGCCGTGCCCGCGTCGGCGACGGTGCCGCCGGCCGCTTCGATTTGTTGCCCGAGGCTTGGCGCCTCTTGCAAATAGCCGTTGGCGAGCAAGTTATAGGTGCACGTGACAATCTGCCCATAGGTCAGGCCGATGACGAAACCGTTGCAGATCGCGCCCGAATAGCGCTGCGAATGCGCGTCGCTCGTCGCCAGGTGCAAGACGTCGGTATAGGCTTTCGACAGCGTCGCCGACAATGTGTCGACGCCGATTTCGACAAATTCGGGCCGGCTCGCGGTCGCGGGCGCGGCGAGCGCGGAATCGGTCGCCGCGTCGCGCCGTGAGGTGATTTGCGCGGAGAGCCCGCCCGAGACGATGCTGATGATTTGAGCGGCGCCGTTGCTCGCAGCATCGGCCAGGCCGTCGAGCCAGAGCATGTCGCCGACGGCGAAATCGGCGCTCATGTCGCCGGCCGGAATCGCCAGGGTCGCGAGCTGCGGGTTCGTCGCGTCCTTGGTATAGGAACCGCCGGCCAAATCGAGCGGCACGCTTGCCGGCGACGGCGTCGCGTCCATCATGCCCATTTGCAACAAGCGCTGATAGACGGGGTCGGGCGACAGTTCGCCATTGATCGCGCCGCCGACCGTCAAGCCCGTGACGATCTCGCCGCCGCTCATGCGATCGAGGCGGTTTTCGGTGCTCGTCGTCGTCGTCGGCGTGCCCGACAGGGTTTCGGTGGTGAAGCGCACGAGCGCCGCTTGTGCAGAGGCGAGCGGCGGGGTTTGCCCGTAGGCCGTTTCGGGCAACAGCACGAGTTCAACGGCATTTGCACTTGACATCGTTTTTACTCCCCAGCGCCTAGGCGCAAACGTTTGACGTATAACCCAAATTCGCCGACCAGCCGTGCCAGCGGCCGTCGAGCTTGATCGCCGCGCCCGCGAAATCCGAAAAGTTTTCCATGCTATCGATCGTGAAATCGCCGAGCCGTTGGCCGATCAGCAGCGCCCATAATTGCCCGCCATAGTCGAGCGCGCGCGCCGAGCTTTCGCCGGCCGGCATCGCCAGGTGGAGAATTGCGATTCCTTGCTCGCGCCAGTCGATCGAGCCCGGGCTGCCGATCGTCGCCGCGTTGATCGGGCCGCCGATGAATTGCACCAAGAGCAGCGCGTCGGCGTCGCCCTGCGGAATATCGGAAAACGCGACGTAATCGGACAGGTCGAAAATCGGCGTCGCCGTCCAGTTGGCCGCGAGGCGCGCGAGCAGCGCGGCGCGAAAGCCGGGCGCGCTCATAGGAGTCCCCCAATCATAGCAGGCCCTTTGCGCGCAGATACTTGCGCACGACGCCGCGCTTGTGGCGCAGGCTATAGCCGGGAGTCGAGCGGGCGACGCCGGGCTTGACCGTCGAAACCGGGTTGCCGATCGAGAGCACGGGAATTGCATAGGGCCGCTTTGGCGCCGGCAAGCCGGGCGCGACCATGAACCCGCCGAATTTGTCGGCGTGCGAATAGCGAAAGCCGATCGACAGCGTCTTGCCGAAGCGTCGGCGCAGCAAGGTATAGGCGCCATAAATCACCGAATTGGGCACCATCACTTCAACCATCGATGCGTAGGGCGCGAGGTCGAGCAATTCGGCATTGCCGCGCAGGCCGATGCGCGCCGCGTTCGGCGGTTCGGCGACCTGTTGCCCGTTGGCGAACCATTGCAGCGATTGCGCGTAGTGCCCGGTTCGGCGCGGGCTGCGGCTTTTGACATAGGCCCAGGCGGCGGCAATCGCTTCGTCGATCGGCCCGACGGCTTCGTTGTAGGTGATGTTGCCGAACAGCTTGACGGCGTCGAGGTCGTCGCTCTTGCGCCCGTCAACGGTCGTCACGGGATCCGGCAAGTTGCCCTGGCCTTGCTCGATTGCCAATTCGGCTTCGGCGGTGTCGGGCAACAGCGCATGAAACCAGGTGACGGCATCGGTCAGGTCGGCGATGTCGTTGATCGGTATCGTGCGTTCGAGCGTGGTTTGGGTGACGCGCGCCATCGCCGCTAACCCCTAAGCTGGATCAAGGCGGCGAAAATCGCGCCGGCCGCCGCGTGCGTCGCGTCGTCGAATTGCATGATCGCATATTGCCGGCCGCGCCATTCGATGCGGTCGGCGCGTTCGAGCCGCCGGCCGATGCCGAGCGCGGCATAGGTCGGTCCATAGATCAGGCAACGCAAGTCGCCGAGCTCGATCGGGCCGCCAGGCACGAGTTCGGCGACGCGATAGGCGCTTACCATCGCGTTGACGGGCCCGAATTTGACAAAGCCGGCGGGGCTCGCTTGCCAGATCGTCACGGGTTCGCCGGCAATATCGATTCCGCCATAGCTGGCGAGCCCGTCGGCGCGCATTTGTGCCGAATTGGGAAAGGGTAGCCGCGCCATCAGCCGGCGCCGATCCGGCTTTCGCGCCGGTAGGCGTCGAGCGCGGTCGTCACGGCGCCGGGCAAGGCCCCCCAGCCGGTGCCGACATTGGCGCCGATTTCGCCAACGCCCGCGTCGGCGGTTTCGACCGAATAGGCGCCGACAACCGAATACTTCTTGATATTGCCGCTTTGCCCGGGCGGCCCGGGTTCGAGCATGCCGCCCGGGGTTTCGCTCCACAAGACGTCAAACGCGATCGTAACCGCCCAGGTCAAGCCGCGCGGCCAGGGGTTGAATCCGCCCGTATAGGCGACCGTGAGCGGCCCGTGTTGATAGCAGTCGACCCAGGCGCGGCCGTAATACCAGGGGCCGCCATACCAGCCATAGGCCGGGAAAAGCGCGCCGAGCGCGGCGTCGACGCTCCAAAAGGCCGAGACGTCGACGCCGCTCCAATCGGTGACGACGGGCGGGCTCGTGAGGTCGACGGGCCAGCGGCGGAGCAGCATCGTCGTGTCGTGATGGCGGAAGGTTTCGCTATCGGGCGCGAGGTCGAATTGGCGGTCGCAATAGTCCTCGCAGAGCGCTTGCGCGTCGGCGGCAACGGCGGCGATGGCGACGTCTTGCGACGTGTCGGCGGGGTCGATCCCGAGCCGGGCTTTGAGCGTGGCGGTGTCGAGCGGCATGGCGCTACAGCATCCTTTCCCAGCTCGGCGCGCCGTCGGCGGGCGCCTGGTCGTTGTCGGGGCGAAGCGACAGCATCAGCGCGCCATTGTGGCGCACGACATCGCCGCGCCCATAGCTCTTGCCGCCGCGCCAGGCGCCGCAAAAGGTGCGAATGATATGGCGCGTCGCCTCGGGTTCCTCGGTCAAGAGGTCGATGGCGACGGGCTCGGCTTTGACGGCGGGGTCGGCAAAGGTCGGCACGATGACGAGCCGGGCGGTCTGCGCATCGCGCGCGAGCGTCAAGCCGATCAGCCCGGGCCCGGGGCGCCCGGGTTCGCCGGGCATGCTTTTGCCGTCGCGCCCGCGCCGCCCGCGCACTTCGCGCAGGGTCCAATCGGCCGGCTCGCTCGGGTTGTCGCGCAGCGCCTGGCGGTCGAAATCGCCGTCGCGAACGATGTCGCCGGCAATCACGCCCCAGCCGCGCGCCGCATAGTCGGCGGGCAAGAATCCGGCGGGCATGCGCGAGCGGCTTTCGTGCAAGGTGCCATCGCTCATGCGAAAGCCGAAAATCAGCTCGCGCGTGGCAAAGTCCTCGCGCGTTTCGATCGCCGAGATTCCGGGCACCAGGCATTTCCAGCCGGCCGGGTCGCGGCTCGGGTCGCCGATGCCGTTGCGCACGGCTTGCCAGATGCCGCCGTTGTGCCAGGCGATGTCGTTCGCGGCGAAAGCGTCGGCGGCGCCGATATGGCGCGGCAAGAGCACGATTTTGTCGGTGCCGTCGCGGCCGGGTTCGCCGGGCGCCGGCTCGGGCAAGGTCTCGAGGCGTTGCTCGAGCTGCTCGAGCTGCTCGAGCACGGCGCAGCGCTGCGCGTCGATCAGCGCGCGGGTTTCTTCGCCGTGCTCGGCGAGCACGAGCCCGACGGCGCCCAAGACGGCTTCGCTATCGAATTGCATGGCGCGCCCCCGTCAAATGCCCGCGCAGCACGGCGGCGGCGGCGACAGGATCTCTCGACATTTCGGGCGGGGGCGCGGCGCGCGCTTCGATCAGCTCGGCGAGCTTGTCGATCGCGGCGCCTTGCGCGGCTAGGGCGTCGCCTAAGCGCGTTTCCAGCTCGGCCGCACTCTTGCCCCCCGCCGGGGTCGCATCGGCGCCAGGCGAGCCCCCAGCGGCGCCAGCGGGGGCATTGTCATTGCTTGGGGGCGGCGAGCCATCGGCGGCCGGGTTGATCGGATTGCCCGGCGCGGGCGCCGAGGGGGCCGAGGGTTGCTTGCCGACTTGCGACAGCGGCACG